AGGTGATATCGTGGACAGTAAGGAATTTTGGATGACAATGTTCCAAGAGACTGACTTCGCTGCATTCATTAAACGCAAGTATTCACTTGACACTGAAGGATCCCTCGTCTATGACGACGAAGAATCTTTGTAACGACAATTGTCGAAGTGCCATCTTTTCATGATGCTATTGTCACCTGTTTTTCCGCAATGAGGGCAGTTGACAGTTTTCCTAAACTGTTTCAAAAACGGATTGGTCCCGTTTGTTACTCTGTCCTTTGTCAATGAAGAACCATCATTTCTTTTGAGTAAGTGATGTTTTCCTTTTGATACTAGATCAGAAGCAACAGAAGAACCGTCTGGTCTTTTGGAATAGAACCGTTATGTTTGATCCATGTTTTACGATAAATATCCATGCTGTGCCTCCGATTAGGTATAGAGCCCATGGATGTTGGTAGCATCGTGATGGGCAATAATATTTAGTTGACTTGATGTTTTGTTTAGTTTATGATGATGAGGACGATAACGAGGGGTAATAAATATTCATGAGTATTGAAAGAACAATTCTATCTAATTTATTGTTCAATGATGACTACGGTCGTAAAGTAATACCATTCCTGAAGCCAGATTATTTTCAGGATTATAACGAAAAGGTCGTATTTGACCTAATTGATGATTATGTAAAGAAGTATAATTCATTTCCTTCTATTGAGGCGTTAGCCATTGACCTGTCTAATAAAGAAGGTCTAAACGAACAAACGTTCAAGATTGCTAAAGAAATTGTCTCGAGTCTTGAACATGATTCTAATACAAAACTGGACTGGCTACTAGATCAAACAGAGAAGTTTTGCCAAGATAAGGCATTGTATCTGGCGATCATGCGGTCTATACAAATAATGGATGAAAAAAATGGATCTATCTCCAAAGGCAGTATACCGTCAATTCTTACTGACGCTCTCGGCGTCTCTTTTGATACCCACATTGGTCATGATTTTTTGGCTGACAGTGATGAGAGATACGAATTCTACCATCGTAAAGAGAAGAGAGTTCCTTTCGATCTTGACTACTTCAACACAATTACAAACGGCGGTCTCCCTAACAAAACTCTCAACATCGCCCTTGCCGGTACTGGCGTTGGTAAGTCCCTCTTCATGTGTCATTGCGCAGCAGCAAACCTTGCCAAAGGGCTTAACGTCCTGTACATCACGCTCGAAATGGCAGAAGAACGCATCGCTGAACGTATCGACGCAAATCTTCTAGACACTGCCGTTGATGAATTGGAACTATTGCCCAAGCAGTCATATGATACTAAGATTAACAGACTAAAAGAAAAGTTCACTGGTAAGTTAATTGTAAAAGAGTATCCAACTGCTTGTGCAGGTTCTGCTAACTTCCGTCATCTTCTTAACGAATTACGTATTAAGAAGAACTTTGAACCAGATATTATCTATATTGATTATCTGAATATTTGTTTATCATCGAGGATTAAGCATGGAGCCAACGTCAATTCTTATACCCTTATCAAAGCAATCGCCGAAGAGCTCCGTGGGTTGGCCGTTGAGTACGATGTCCCTATCGTCTCAGCAACTCAAACAACTAGAAGCGGCTATTCGAACTCAGACGTGGGACTGGAGGATACATCGGAATCCTTTGGACTCCCAGCCACAGCTGATTTTATGTTTGCCCTCATTAGCTCAGAAGAACTTGAAAGTCTCAGCCAAATCATGGTTAAACAGCTCAAGAATCGTTACTCTGATCCTGGGAGTAATCGTAGGTTTGTGCTTGGCATTGATCGCAGCAAAATGCGACTATACGATGTGGAACAATCTGGTCAAGATGGATTGGTTGATGATCGCCCAGTGATGGATAAGGGCAAGTTCATGGAGGAAGAAAATGAACGAGGAAGACCAAAATCAAAGTTCGACCGAAGTAAGTTCGACGGCTTTAAGTGACAAAGAAGTTACATTAGAAATGGCAGAACATGTATGGCAGAAGGTAAAGGGCTACCCAATACCTGATGCCTATTCTGAGAAAGATCGTCTTGAAATATTTGAAAGATATTATCATCGTGCAGTTTCACAATCACAGGGGGAATAATTGATAGTTTGTTCTTGTAACTATATTGACACTGCTGACATTAAGGCTGTCCTGAATTATGTTACAGAGCCAAACGAACAGCAGGTGTTAAATATGCTTGCCTGGACGCCAGAATGTGCTTATTGTAAAGATCTGATTACCAACGAAATCCGTAGATGTATTAAGGAGATGACTGATGGCGCTTGATTATAAGGTTGTGAAGGTTGAAAATTCTTACGTTGTTGAGGAAAGATTGACAGGGTATCAGATCAAGAGCTTTACAGATCAGAATGAAGCCAAAAAATATATGAAATTTTTGAATCTTGGCGGAGGTTTTTCTGGTTTTACACCATCATTTATACTAAATAAAAATAGCAAAAATATGTAGGATGCCTTGAGCATCAGCGGCACGAGCCACAATAGAAGGGCCACGGAATAGTCGGGAGTAAATGGTGGGGTTCCACCCGACACATATTGCGCTAGAAGAAATTCGGAGGGTAGGTTCGCCTACCCTCTTTTTTGTAGGTATTTCTCGGGGCGAGTCTGAAAAGGCTTGCCCTTTTTCGTATTATAAATATGATAAATGTTTTGTTCTAAGAGGTCTATAATGCTATCTTTTTCCAATTATTTGACTGAAGCTAAAAAGAAAATTGATTCTTCCGAAACTGAAATCGAGCCAGATACAGATAAAATTAATAGTAACACTGCTCTTGGTGTGGCGTTCGAGACCCTTACAGCTTTGCATCTTCATGATAGAACAGACTCCTCGAAAAATAAAGATCCAGAACATTTAAAGAGAATTGAAGAGATTAGAGCAAAACATCAAAAGGCTCTCGCTTTCCTTACTCCAGAAAAAAGAGCAAAAGTTTTAAAAGGCGCAGACAGAGCAGCTACTGCATATCTTGAAAGTTTAGGTAATCAAGGCATCAAACCAACAGACATTCACGAAGTGCATCATACAAGCACTGGCATTGATAAAGTTTTTGGTTCAAAAGTCAGTCAATCTCAGAACCCACATGATATTGTTGTAAGAACAAAAAGACCACATCCATCAGCATTCGGTCCAAATAACGATCTTCATGGAACTTCCTTGAAGCTAACACAGGGAACTTTGAGTAACAATGGTGTTGGCGAAATGGATAAAGTGGCTGCTAGTCATGGTATGAAATTGAATATGGGCGACATCTGGAATAAAGGTTACAAAGACACTGTTGGTGATATGCCTAAAAAAGAAGTGAAGAAAATAAGAGATAGAGAAGATGTTGCTGGTGGTTACCTAAAAACTAGAGATAAAGTTCTGAAACATTATCAGAATGCGTTTAATAGCCCTGAAGGTGCAACTCCGGAAGAAAAATTAGAAAACCAGAAAAAACATTTGGCATATTTAATGAAATCAAATCCAGATATGAATTATGATTACACTAATGCTGAAAAGGGTTATTCAAAACCAGTTTCGGATCTAGATCATGTAAAGGCTGTGCAGGCTGCTAGATCGTTTAGTACAAGAGTAACAGATAGTATGATGCATATTTACGATCACGAAGGTAAACATATTCTTTCTGTTGAACATAGAGCTACACATGGTCCATGGTCGTCAATTCAAGTAAACGCTAAACTTGGATCAATGAAAGCGACGGGTCAACCAGCAAAGGCGCATCCAGCAGCTGCTGTAAATCCTCCAGAAAATAAAGCTCCTCCTGTCCCAGTTCAAGCACCACCAGCACAAAGACCAGATTCAGGTGGATTTGGACAACACAGAGGCGATGGACCAAATATTGGAAAACAATTGCCTAAACATTATCAAGGATATGTTGACAGATCGAGTTATATGGGTCACAAGGATAACGGGCAATGAGAATAGATTTTAAAACCTACTTAAACGAACAAGCTGCTGCAACAGAAGGCAAAGCACTAAAGCATCTTCGTCATATTGAAGATTATGCTATTCATGGTGGTCATGATGGTGTCGCAGCCGCCGATGAACATCTTCGTGGTATGCATGATATGTTGCTTGGTAAAAAATCAAGTTTACATGCTTCTACAAAATACGACGGTGCGCCTTCAATTGTATTTGGACAGCATCCAGAAACTGGACAGTTTTTCGTAGCTTCTAAGTCTGCTTTCAATAAAACTCCAAAGATTAATTACACTGACGAAGACATTGAAAAGAATCACGGACATGCTCCTGGATTAGTTACCAAACTAAAAGCTGCATTGAAACATCTTCCTGGTGTTATGCCACGTGAAGGCGGAGTGTATCAAGGCGACTTAATGCACACTGAAGGCGATGCTGTTTCAAAAGGTGGTAAAACTTCTGTAACTCCTAACACTCTTACATATTCTGCACCAAGTAATTCGCCTGAAGGCAGAAATATGAAAAAGAAATTAGGTGTAGTTGTTCATACAAAATATACTGGTCGTGGTGGTTTACAAAGTATGTCAGCTCAAC